TTTTAAAAGTCTTTCAGTAGGTGCTATTCCAGCAGTTGATAATGTTATATATGCGTTGGCTAAATCTTGAACATTAAATGTTGATTTTCTAGTTGTATCAATTAGAAAATTTAATACTTGTGTTCCATTTTCAACAGAACCAGTAACTCTTGATAAAGTAGTTTGTAAATCTTGAAATTTTTTTGTTTGATTTATTACACCATTAATAGTTGCACCAGTAGCAAATGCTAATATTGCATTTTTAAGTGTAAAGAAACTTGTTGAAATATCATCTGTTGTTTTTCCTAATCCCTTTAATTGATTTTTAACTTCTATTAAAGCTTTTGAAGCATTATCTATTGCATCAATTCTTATTTTTAACTGCTGATCTGCCATAGTGTAGTTTTTCTCGTTCTGCCTTCACTTTAAAATAAGCTATCCAATAATTAAATTCATCTTGTGTCATAAGACAAATTTCTTCCATACTTTTTTTTAATTCCTGACCTAGAGCAAGTATAGAATATAACTCAGAATCAGATCTTACTTTTTTTCAGCTTCCTCATAAGAAACACCAGATAAAATTTCTGTTGCTACTCTAGCTATAACATTAGTATCAGCATTATTCAATAAAACTTGCTTATCATCTAATTTAAAAATTTTATTTCCTTCTGAATCTTTTGCTTTAAGAACAATAACATCTACTAATACTCCTAGATCATCATTCTTAGCACCTTTAAATAAGTTTCTTTTTTCAGCTAAAGTTATTGGTGATGAATATATTGTTAAAGGTTTGCCTTCCTCGCCCCATTCAGCTACCTCAATCTTTTTAATACCTAAAGATTCAAATTGACTTTTAACCCTATCTATTACGTTCATATCTTCCTTTTCTAATTAATAATTAATTATGCAGTTCCTAAAGTTAATGCACCTGTTCCAGTAAATGTAATTTCTGCTTCTACCATTCCATCAAAAGATGCAGATATATTGCTACCAGTAATGATTGCTTGACCATAGTAATATTTATCACCAGATGAAGCACCTTCAGGGTAAACTTTTAATGCTATTTCAGTTCCTAAAACTAAAAGTAATTGACCAGCATCAGTCTCATCAAAAAATAATGAAGCCGAACCTGACCAAGCTTTTAAACCAGCTTTATAAGTTCTTACTGAATCCCCCATTGAAGTATCTTCAATAGTGTCAGCAGATTGGTCTAAAGTATAACTTCTAAGTTCGCCTACTGTTGTAGTGCTAACTTTGATCGTTCCTTCTGAACCAGTATGAGTTGCCATGTTGTTCTCCTTGTTTGTTTATATTAAGGTGTGCCAGATGTGTATTGGTACATAACTCGCACCACCATTCTGATACCACCTATTGGGAATAAAACTCCTTCATCAGTAGAAACTTCTACTACCTGAGTTTGTTTTGCATACCCACCTCGTGTTCTATCAGAATTTAATCTAGTTTCAATCGTAGTTATTAACTCGTTTCTTTTTGTGTCAATATTTGTTGAAGTTCCTTTTACATATCCAACAATTACAAAATCAGCAGTTGCTTGTCTTGTGATTGTGCTTGATGTCATTGTTTCATCTGATCTTACTTCATTACCAGATTGAACAAAACAAGCTGGATATTGTTGTTCAGATAATTCATCAACATTAAATGGTTCTCTAGTAACTTTCTTTAAAGTTATTGGAGATGTGCCAGTAGAAATTGCTGTAACTATATTAGATGCTATATCTTCTCGTTTACTCATATCTTGCTAAGTTTGTTATATGTTTGCATAAATACATTCATTACTGGTTGTATTTCTCTTGAACCAATAGCAAAGAATTTACGTTTCTTTTGATTGCCTAGTGCTTTAACATTTTGGAATTTGTTAGCAAAGTAAATAATAGCATAACTAGGTTCTGATCTTTGTGTTATGTTTGATAACATTTGACCTGAGAAATTAAGATCAGGATATTGTGTTTGTCTCCCAGCATTTTGTCTAAATGTTTTATATGCTTCTGTGTATGGTGGGAATGAATTGCCATCTGCACTTATGCCTTTTGCTGTTCTTTGTTTTATTAAACCCATTAAGAACTCAGCAGTTCTTCCTAAAGCTGTTTTAACTATTTGTGGTTGTTCTCTTACTTGTTTTTCAAAGTTCTTAGCAACTTGTAAAGAGTTATCACTAACAGTTATTTTCATCTAATTAGTTTAAGTCTATGATATGGTGCTTTTTCTGCGTCAGCGATTGTATTAGAATCATCAGCATCATATTCAACACCATCTCTAAGTATCTGTTCCATTTCGTCAGCATACATTTGTTGATAGTGTTTCATCATAACTTGGAATCTGTCAGGATTGTCGTTTGAATTGAATTTAGTTAATTGTGGACAGCAATAAAAACCTATGACTCTAAATACACTTGCTCTTTTAAATTGTGCATCAGTTAATAATGTTGCGTCCATTTCTGTTGTGTTTAAAATTGCTATATCTCTATAAGTTTCCTTTGCATAAACTGGAAACCATTTAATTCTTAATTCTCTTTCAATATCTGCTCGTGCTTGTGCATGATAATCGTTTGGAGATGTAAAATTTGCTATTCCAAAAGTTAAAATATCTGGTTGGTAGAATGATAAATCTGTGTCAGTAGAAAAATTTGCCATAGTTATATTTTGTTGGTGGGGTTTTTACACCCCACCGATTTATTAATTAAAGAGCAGTATCAGTTTTAACACTTACACCATAAGTATCTTTAAGAACACCTACTCCGTAAGTTATGCTACTAACTATTTCTGTTGCTCGTAAACTTGCGTCACGTTGTGATTCAACTTTAAAGTCCTCTTTAAGAGCAAGACCTAAAGATTGAGGGTGAAATACACCACCCCAAGAATCATCATAAGCATCAATAGAAATGTTTGCGTTTTCAAAAATATCAATACCAGCAATTCTACCGATATATCCATTTCTTAAAGCTTCATTTCCAATTTCAGAAATTGAATAACCAGAACTTGTAGTTGTGTAAGCTGGTTGAGTCAAAGTTTTCTTTAAATTGAAAGTTGCTTTAGGGTGAAACACAGCATAGTAAGGTGCAGGTACATTTGCAGTTCTTAATATTGCTTGTGCTTTGAAAAGCAAGTCAGCAGTTAATTCAGTTCCAGCACCACCTTGATCGTTTGCAGATGCAAAGTCATCAAGTAATGCAGTTAAATCTGTATCAACTTTTTTAGCGATTGCTTCACCAAACAATTTTCCAATATCAGCACCAACATTACGACTAGCTGAATCTCTAGCTAAGTCAGTTAAAGTTGTCATAACACCAACTTCTGAAGCTGTGATAGTAGCTGAAGTAGGGTTTACTGCTGTATTAGATAAATCAGAAGCTTCGTTTACTGCTGATGCACTAATTGTTGGGTACACAGGAACTTCAATAGTTTTACCAGAACCACTTATTGGGTAAGTAGTCACAAGTGGTCTCATAACTGAAGTTTCTTGGAATGTGAATATAGCTTCTTGAGTTATATTCGTAAAAAGTTCACTTAATGTTGAACTTGTTGTTTCATTTGCCATAGTTTTTTATAGTTTGTTGTTGTTGTTAGTTATTTTCATTTTAAACACACCTTGATCTCTTTGTTTCCTCATGTCAGCATATAATTTTCTGTCATTAGGATTATTCAAGTCAAGATCACCAATATTTATTTGCTTTGGAGTAGCACCACCAATCTGACCCTTGCTACCTGCACCTGATGGTGTAGATAAAACATGGTGTGGATTGTTTTTTAAATATTCGGCAACTAATTCGTTTACACTCATTGGTTCGCCTTTATCTGAATATCTAGGAGTTCCATCTTCGTTGATAACTTCAACAGAACCTTGATCGTTAAGTCTAACATTTGATCTTAGTAACTGTTTCACTTCTGCTGGTTTAACAGCTTTCATTCCACTAGCTACATTGACTAAAGTTTCGTCTATACGAATCCTTTTTAATTCAGTCTCCAACGATTGAATTTTTGAATCCTTTTTTGATACTGTCTCCTTCAGAACTTTATCAAACTCGCCACGTTGTTTAGCGATTTCTAGTTCTTTAAGTTTCTTTTCTTCAATTAACTTTTTGGCTTCTTCAATATCTATGCCATCAAGTTTATTAGATACAGATTTTTTATATCTTTCTAATCTTCTTTGAACTATTTGTTCTAACTGCTCGGCAGTAAAAACTTTGTTCTCAGTTGAAGTTGTTTCAGAAACTTCGTTTACTCCAGCATTTTCCTGAGATGCTGTATTCTCAACCGACTTGTTTACTGTGTCGTTCATACTTTGTTCTCCTTCTATATGTTAATATTTGTGATTTATCAATATATTGATATTAAATCAATGATGTTCTTGTTTTATTCTGCTGTGTATTCAAATGTACCATCTTCTTTGATAGTACCCCAATCAGTATCTACTGGTTGCCAATGATGACGACAATTATATCCACCTCTATCTAAAAATGGGTCGCTTCCTGATTTACCTTGCCAATCTTTTTGCCATAATTCTCTAGCTTGTTCTTCAGTAAAAACTTGGTTTACGTGTTCTACGCAAAAATCTCTACTATCTCTAATAATTGAACCATAATAAATATAACTAGTTAAACCCAATTCATCTGCTCTATACTTTGCAAACTGTCCATCAAATCCCATTAAAGCATCTTGTACTATTTGAGAAGAATAGACGGCTAGGTTAGCACCAGTAACAGTAGAACCATAAGTTTGTTTTAGTTCATCTACTGCTGTTTTAAAATCTTCAGTATTAGTCTTTCCAGCAATCTTTTGTGCTTGAATAAAGTCCACAAGTTCTTGTTGCTTTCTAGTATCTGCTTGTTGGTAGATACCATTTATTTTATCTCTAATTGTTTGCACGACATCTGCAAAAGGTTTGCCTACTAAAGTAGATTGATAAACTTCTTGTGCTAATGTGTTAGTAAATTCAGTAGCTAAGTTTTGAAATTGACTAAATGCTATTTTCTTTAATTGTTGGATAGTAACTAAATCTGCTTCTGTTATTTGTTTAAATTCATTTGGAATTGGAAGCTTTCCATAAGTTGCTACAATCGTTCCTGCTATCTTATCATAATCATTTATGAATGTTTGAACTTTAGTAAGATATAGTTCTTCAATAGCTTGTTGTAATTTTGGTCTAATCTCTATTGCAAGTCTTGTATTGAATAAAGCACCTTCTTGTATTGGAAGTTCTGATACTATTTTAACAACTTCTTTTTCTAAGTTCTGTAAAGTATCTATTAAAAGTTTTTGATGTTGAGATTCTAAATTGTTTACAGCTTTTGCTCTTATGCTTTGTAGCTGTTGTAATAAATCTTGTGCCACATTAAACTGTCGGTAAAGTTATTGGTTGTTGTGCAAACTCACCTAAAGCTTGTGTATTGGTATCAATCTCTTGATCTATTACTTCTAACATATCATCTTCTTCAATTACTGTTCTTGCAATTTGTTTATCTAGTTCTTTGTTAAAAGTTGTAGATTTAATATTAGAAGCTTTTGCTTGTTGTAATAATTCTAAATCAGTAGCCCAATCTCTAATGTCAAATGTATCAGGATATTCTACTTCTCCATCAAATATTGTTTCTTGCCATAATGCAAATAGTCTCCAAATTTGTTCTTCTGCGTGTTCCATTAGTTTTGCTTTTTGTGCAAGTCTAGCATTAAGTAATTGGAACTCAGTTCTAAGTGCTATACCAGATTGTATTCTCTCTCCTGTTGCTCTAATAGCACCAACATGAGATAGTCTATTGATTGCATCTACTTTGTGCATAATAGATTTAATAACTCCATCTAAATTACTTCCACTTGGTTGTAAGATATAAGGTTTTAAGTTTGCATCTATGTTGTCAGGAATTTCTATAATAGAACCTGCACCACCAACAGCTTCAGTATCTCTAGTTTTAACTAATGATGGGTGATTAGATAATCTTATAATTTGTTCAATCTCAGATAGTTCATTGTAAATAGATTTTTGTAAGTCAGCTATGTCAGTTAAATCAGATACTCCAATACCTCGCATTGGACTTCTTTGATTGTAAAGAATAACAGCAGGTATTTTTCCAAGTGGATTAGGTAATGATTCAATAAGTTTAGGTTCATCTCTATTTGCAGTTGGTAAGAATACTGTATCAACTTTATCTAAATACCAAATCTTGTAGTATTCGCCATCATCTTCAATACATTCTCTAATTTTTAAATATTCTAAATAATAATAACCTGTTTCTGCTCTTGTGTATTTCCAGTCTAAGATATTCTCAGGTGTATAGATGTTTAGGTATGGTCTAATTCCTTGTTCTAGTTCTTCTCCACGTGTCATAACATTGACAGATGGTTTATCTACCATAATCCAACAATGTCCATACACAGATGCGTAGTTTTGTGCTTCTCTCATCAAAGCATTAAATGATCTACCTTCTAAATCTGCATCATCTAAAAATTGTTCTACTGACATATCATCAGCTAAAGAACCTAATTCTCTAGTTGGTAATACTCTAAATAAAAATGATGAGTAAATGTCTATTACGTTTCTTGCATGATTATCTAGTGGTGTGTATGCAAGTCTTTTAAAATATTCTGATTCTAATTCTAGTTGATATTCTTGTAGGAACTTTCCGTCTTGGTATTCTTTGCCACCTAAATATGATCTGATGTAGTATTCCCATCTTGGCATCATACCTTTGTATTGTGAGTGCTGTTGTTCTATATCTTTTCTTGTGTAAGCCATTATGAAAATCTCTTAGGTTCTGATTTTGGTAAGTTTGATGTGATTGGGAATATGTACTCTATTGCGTAACCTAGTGCATCAGTCATGTGGTCATATCCATTATTTTTCTCAGGTTGATTTGTACCTTCTTTATAAACTTGTTTCATTAAGCTATTAATTAGTGTTTTGCAAGAAGGATTAATAAAAAT